TTAATACACTTTTACTGCTGTATGCCCTGCCGATTTCCTTACGACGCTTTACTTCATCCTGAACCGCATCCCATTCAAGAGGATCAATAATCGCTTCATGACTGTGTTCAATATAATACTGTGGAACTTCGCCTTCATTCTTTTTCATTGTTTTCGTCAGAAAATCAACAGTAAATTTCTTTTGCAGCCTTGCCGAGCCTCGATATTTTTCATTAGTCAAGATGCTGTTAATTGTCGTTGCTCTCCACATCTGCTTTCCGCTCGGCGTCGGAATTTTCTCATTGGTAAGTGTTCTTGCTATCTTTCCGGGCGTTTGCCCATGCATAAACATAGAGTAAATTCTTCGAACTAATTTAGCCTGTTCTTCATTTATCACAGGAGGATCATCTTTGTTTTCTCCGTGTTCATATCCAAGAAACTGCTTATACGGAAGAGTTACCTTTCCGTCGGAAAATCGCTTGCGCTGTCCCCAAGTTACATTCTCTGAAATAGATCTGGATTCTTCCTGCGCAAGTGATGACATTATTGTAATAAGCAGTTCTCCCTTACCGTCAAAAGTCCATATGTTTTCTTTTTCAAAATATACCTCTATCCCCTTTTCCTTAAGTCTACGAATTGTTGAAAGGCTGTCAACCGTATTTCTTGCAAACCTGCTGACCGATTTTGTTATAATAAGGTCAATTTTGCCGTCAAGAGCATCCCTAATCATTTCATTGAAGCCCTCTCGCTTTTTTGTATTTAATCCGCTTATTCCTTCATCAGTATAAACTTTTATAAAATACCATTCTTTATGCTGCTTTATATAATTTGTATAGTAGTCGACCTGAGCCTCATACGAAGTGAACTGTTCATCTTTGTCTGTTGAAACACGAGCATATCCTGCTACACGCCTTTTGTTTAATGATGTTTCCGACTTCTTCGTTATTGGATTTATTGTTGCAGGGATTACAGTGACTGTTCTTCGCTGTTCCATATTTCTTTCATCCTTTCAGATTGTGTCAGTTTCATTTCTGTCGTCCAGCTCTCTGATCTCGATTTATCAAGCCATTTTTCGGTAATGACATTCCCATTCTTAAGTATAATTCTAAGCTCGTTGTTATCATAAATGATGATCTTTTCAATGGCATGTTCTGAATCAAAGCTCAAAAGAACCTCTTCCGGCACTGCTTTTGCATCACATACACCCTTTCCTTTCATATTATAGGTGTTACAAATCCACACCGGTTTTCCGTGGCGGATTTTTCGTCTGCACCTTTTTCCGCACTTTCCGCAATATACCCGACCCGTTAATTCTGTTTGATTCTTATTTTCAGGTCTTCCGAATCGTTTTGAACGCCTTATTGATTCTTCCTGAACAGCATTAAACAATTCAATCGAAACAATTGATTCATGCGTACATTTCGCATGATACATTGGGTATTCACCTTTGTTAAAACGATATTTCTTTGTTATATGATTCTCTGTAAACGTTGTCTGTAACATCAAGTTGCCTGTATAGGAATAATTATGTAAAATCCAAAGTACGGAAGAGTGGCTCCATTCATTCCCGTTTCTTGTCACATATCCCCTGCTTTTTAATTCATTGGCAATCGCTTCATAACCAAGGCCTGAAAGATATAGCTTATAAATCAACTTAATAATTTCTGCTTCTTTTTCGACTACTTCATATTTGTTATTCTTAATTCGATAGCCAAGCAAGGTTCCGTTCCAAGGAATACCGTTTTCAAATTTATTACGCACTTTCCATTTCATATTTTCACTGACAGACAGGCTTTCTTCCTGTGCATAAGATGCAAGAATCGTCATCATAAGCTCACCGTCGGTACTTAATGTATTGATGTTTTGCTCTTCAAAAATAACATCAACTCCAAGTTGTTTTAACTCCCTTACGGTTTCCAGCAAAGTTACTGTATTCCTTGCAAAGCGAGAAATTGACTTTGTGAGAATAATATCTATCTTACCTTGCCGGCAGTCATTTATCATCCGCAGAAAATCAGGTCTGTTTATTTTTGTGCCGGTAACAGCTTCGTCAACATATACTCCGCAGTATTTCCATCCCGGATGATTTTGAATTAATCTGTTGTAATGACTGACTTGAGCTGACAAAGAATGGATCATGGCATCTTTTCCGGTTGAAACCCGAGCATACGCAGCAACATTTTTCAGTCTCGGTACCTGCTCGACAAATTCAACGGTCTGTATTTTTCGCTCCATTGTTATACCTCCTGTCAGCTTACATATTAACTCTGTTACTCACATATATCCACTTATATCTGTAAATATAGTATACGGTTTTAAGCCATATTCTTTGGCAGAAATTGTAAGTATTTTCAGAAAATCCTCCTTTGAAATCAATCCTATATTCAACATCTTCTCAAAAATTGATGTAATCTCTCTAAATGATGAAACGGAGCTATACAATTCATTTTTCACTTGTCTTTCCCTCTCCTTCTCGCATCGGCAAAACATGCAACAGAGCAATATTTGCTTGTTGATCTGTCGGAATAAAAATCTTTGCCGCAAAATAAGCATTTGTGGGCATACGATTTTTCTCTTTTTTCGGGATGAATTCTCCACCAGTCCATTCTGCATTTGTCCGAGCAGAATTTACGTTTCTTTTTATGCGGTATATGACTGATCGGTTTACCGCAGTTCATGCAATGAAAATCATCAGGCTTTTTACGCTTTTTCGTATTGCAAAAGGACTTAATTGTATTAACCGATATTCCTGTCATGCCGGCGATTCTTTTATATCCGTATCCTTGATTTCTAAGATTGGAAACAGTATTTTTCTCTTCGTTTGTCACTGCTTTTCTCCTCTATTTAAACTTCTTAACAATACATAACGGAAATAAGACTTCATTTTGGCCACTCAAAAAAGAAAAAGCCTCCGAGCACATCAATTTGATGCACCTCGGAGGCTTTCCCGTACTTATTCTTATTCTTTTTTTCGATTAAATTCGGATACTACAGATTCAATAAGCATATCCATCTCAATTTCGGTAATTTCAATACCCTCTTGCGTTAGCATCTGAAGTATGTTTTCCTTAGCCTTTTGAAGCTTTTCAGAGCCGTCAATATCTTTGTAAAGCTGTTCAACCGCCTTAACACAGGTTTCGACGACTTTACGCTTGCGGTCGGTATTGATATGCTTTTCATATAACCTTTTTATCTGCGTACCTATAAAACCGGCTACCGCAGTAAGCAAAGTATAAATTATAAGCAATCCGTATTCTGAAATAAAGCTGTTTAAAATATTCATATCAATTCTCCTTATGTAAGTTTTTTACTGCCTGTTCTGCAAGAAAATCCGCCTGTGCGGATTTTGCATCATTTGCAAGACTTAATGCATGTTCCGTTTCACCGTTTGTCTTTCCGTCACGCAATGCTATAGCCGTTGCTTCACCGAGTGCAATAGATGCATTTACACACTTCATTAGCAAAATATCATGTTTTTCTCTGTCTTTATCCTTTGAATCTCGCTGTTCTTCACGCTTGTCGATATAACGCTTTAAAAGCCAAAAGAAAAATCCCGTCACTGCTGACGGAATCCCCATAATAGCTATTAAACTGCCAATATCAAGAGTCATTGTGTTCCACCTCTTCTCCGAGCAAAGCAAGCAATACCTGCTCCGCTCCCATAACAGCATTAAGCTGTGCCATGATTTGCTCCTTTTGTTTTGCAAGTTCGTTGAGCTTATTTCTCATTTTTTCTTCCATTATCCGACCTCCTTTACCCGAATGTATATCCCAGAGTTTTTAGAATTGACTTTAGGCTGTAATATGTGCTCATATTTCCGTTCACCTTATCACGTGAGCCGGAAATATAAATATCATTAACAACTACAGGATTTGTAAGGAAATCAAGCCCATAGTCGGTAACTCTGAATGTTCTGAATGATAGCGAACCGCCTGACAACCTTCCAAATCTGACGTCAAGATCATGGTAATATGTCCAGCTCAAAGTTCCGGGGTCGCTGCTTGTGCCGCTGTGTTTCGATCCGAACATTCTTTGGAATATATCAACCCTTGCGGTTATATCATCTGCGCTCGTATTTCCGATTGCAAGCTCTAATGCTATTGACGGTGAATTTGAGGCCGAGCCTACACCGAACTTTGAATATGCAGGATATTTGTATGCTGTTGTTGCAAATTGTGCATATCTGCAATGAGTAATTCCTGCAAAAACATTCTGGTTAGCCGCAGCACAAGTAGCAATTCCTCCGTTTAGAATATTTAACTTTGGCATAATTTGAGCAAGACTCGGTGTGAATTCGGCCATCATATTAAAAGATCCGTCAGCATTTTCTTTTGCTATGGAAACACCCTTTGATGAAGATAGCTTTGACGAGTATATTGCCTGATACTGATTGTTTTCTGAAATAACGGGAATAAGTCCACCAACCTCGGTTATTGCCGAAGAAAGATATTGTTTCAAAGAACCATCTTCAATGACCGTTTTATACAGTGTTCCGCCGATATTGATGCTTCCACCGACAATTTCGGCTTTTGCCGTATGTATCAATCCGCTTTCAAGATTAAAATATGAGGTTCCGTCAGCAGATGATAAAATGCCTGCCTTGATTATATTTGCGGTAAGGGTACCTGCAGTTATGAAATCCGCCACGATTTGCCCGTCCATTGTAATAGCCGTCGCAAACGGTCCCTGATATCCATTTTTGCTGTAACCGAGTCCGCTAAGATTCCATCGCCACATTTTTGACGCTGTGTTCTTATCAGCAGCATTCATTATCAATATTTCCTGTGGATTGAGTTCCGGGTTAAGAAGGACATAGCCTCCGCTGTTACCCGTAATGGCTTTCGTTGCCGCATCAATGGCAGCCATATATGCTTTTGTAATTGCCGATGTATTATAAAATTTACTGATAAGCCGAATAGTCTGAGACAACTTGTCCGTTGCCTGTTTCATCGTATCAGCAAAGTTGGATCTCGCCGAACCGAGTTCAAGTTTTTCATACCTTTCGGCAAGGACATTGTAAACGGTTTTTATTACCTGCGCCTTTATATCAATATCAAGCTGTGGATGGCGGACTGTTACATAATCACACAGAGCAACCTTTTCCAATGCTGCAACCGATGCATATTCGGGTGACTGCCATAAATGAATAAAAGACACTGAAACATTTATACTCGGTGCATTAATATCGTTCTGTTGTAACCATTCGTTTGCTTTAGCAAGAAGTGAATCGGCAGTTATTTCATCATCGCTTTCAAAAAATGACGAAAAGTCCTTAATTAAAACTCTTTGTGCAATACCGCTTTGGTTTTTAACTTCTATTCGTTTACCTGCAATCGTTGTAAGAACATCATCTTTAGTGCAATATGGGAACAAGTGCGTATAACTTGATTCGGTTGAAGTTGTTGCCGTTACGTCTGTAAGATTTTTACCATAAGCTACCAATACACCTGTATTCCTTCCTCGATTTTTATGCAGCTTAATAACGTAGTTATCGAACTCATATTCACCGCCGAACACATCAAGAACCGAGCCCTCCGATCCGCCGAGAGCAGACCGAACCGAGCCGACAGTATACGAGAAAGCTTTGCTTGATGCCATATCCGTCGTGGCAACCGTAAAGTTATGAGAAGAAGCAAGATTTTGATTTGCATTATCCAATATAGTCTGAATTACAATTGCCGGATTTCCGTTTGCCGAAACATTGTTCACAGGATAATGTGAAAGCGCATACGAAATATGCTCGGCATTAACCGTAACTATTCCATTGAGCGGTTTTGTTATTTCATAAATTCTGAACAGCTGTAATTCAGAAGTATCGTTCGGTCTTGCTTTAATCAATCGGTCAACCGAAAGTTCCGGAAACATCTGTCCGGCAATCGAATATTGCATTGTCAGTTCATATATTCCGTTTCGTTCTTCGGTTACTGTACAGGAAATAGTTTCTTGCAGGAAGCCTAAAACCTTCGTGCCTGATAAAAGAATTGGTATCAATGTATCACCACCTGTTGAAAAATCATCATAACGTTCTCCATTTCGGTAAAATAACAACCTTTGTTATATTGCCAGTAAAAGAAATGCTATTATCACCGGGTTCCAGATACGGGAACTCGGTGAACTTTATTTTATCATTATGAAGTGTACTACCTTTGTAACATGACATCAGATTGCTATCAATTTCAAGATAAGTCGGGATACTTATAAAAGCATACGACCGATTATTTATGTGCAATGTTCCGATTCCGCTGCCATAAACAGTTATTAAAGGCATTGAATTAAAGCCGTATGGGTTATTCAGAGTAGCATCTGCAGTGCATGTCCGTGGAAACAATCCCGCAAGGTAATAGCGAAACGGCTTGCAACTGAAATTTACTGTAAACTTTCCGACATTGTTTATCAGCTCATCGACCTTAAGATTTGTTGAGAAGCTTGCATATCTTATCATAAGCGGGTTATATCCATCCTGCAGCTGAAAATATCCCGGCTGACATAACCAGGCTTTGATTTCATCCATATTGCTAACGAGATCCTTGCAGTAGCAGGTGTATGAAACATTTACATTTTCATATCTTCCGTTATCCAGCAGCACATCACCGTTTCTGCCCGGAACAGAAATAAAACTTTGATCTCGTGCCGGGGCTGAATGAATATCTTTTTCAGACGTATAGATTCCGAATTCATCGGAAGTATGGTCGTTAAAATAAAATATACCCATTTACATTTCCTCTCAAAATATGACAACTCATAATTGTCAACTGTCAACTGTCAATTGTCAATTGTCCATTGTAAATTTTTAAAACGCCTCCGCTTTTCTGCTAACCTGACTCGCCAGGATAGTAGAAATTTCTTCTGCCAATTGACGGATGTCCTGTGCTGTGTTGTTGTAGAAGTTTTCGATATGAAGCGTAAGAGAAATTCCTCTTGCTATACCTGAGGATCCGCTAAATGTACTGTTAACATCTGTCGAAATATCAAAATCCGTCAGCACTGTATTTGTCATATCTTCTTTTACTCTGTCCATCGTCTCCGCAAAACCGACTCCGACGCCAAGTGCAAGATTTTTACCTATCTGATCCCGAAATACAGAACTCGGGCTGTGTATTCCGAGTACAGCTTTCATCGCATCTGTAATAGCCGAACCAAGGCCTCTGATTTTGTCAATCAGCCAACTTTTTACATTTTGTATACCATTCCATAGTCCTTCAAGAAGATTCCTGCCGAAGCCTGCAAACACAGTCGATGGTGAATGTATTCCGAACAAGTTGCAAAAAGTTTCAATAATACTTTGCCCGACGCTTTTAACTTTATCTTTTAGACTTTCAATCATATCAGAGACACCGTTTTTCAGTCCGGTCATAATATTTGTGCCGATTGATTTCCAATCATACGCTTTAAACGTATCAACAACAGAAATAATAACCCTCGGTATTACAAGTAACAAATCCGGAATCGCCTGAATCAAACCTTCTCCTATGGCCGCCAATATCGAGGGCGCATATAGAATCAATGTAGGCAAATTCTCGGTAAAGCCCTGAATTAAACCTAAAATAAGGTTGGGAACAATAGCGATAAACTCAGGTAAAGCCTGTAAGATTCCGCTTGCAAGACTCATTACTATTTCAATCGCCGCAGGCAAAAGCAGCGGCAGCGATGCGTTAATTTCTGTAACAATCGAAGAAATCAAACGAGGAATTTCAGCCACCAATAACGGTAATGCTGACTCAATTCCCTCTCCGACCGCAATGCAAATATCAAGTACTGCACGAACCAAGACATCAACATTTGATATCAAAGTTTCTGCAATTGTTATTACCGTCTGCACCATTTGCGGAATCAACGTCGGAGCAGCCGAAGCAATTCCGTTTGCTAACGTGAGAACGACCTGCAACGCCGCTTGAACAATAATCGGCAAATTTGAAGTCAACCCGTCTGCAAGTGAAAGTACTAACGGTACTGCAACCGTCATCAACTTGGGCAAAGCCGTATTTATTCCTGAAATCAGAGAATCAAGAATTTTAGATGCAGCAGAAACTACACTTTGAGTGTTTGACGCCAGTCCCTCTGTCAATGCAGAAATAATGCCTACTGCCATATCAACGACAGTAGGCAAATATGTATTCAGTTTGGAAAGGATTCCTTCTATTGCCGCACCAATTGAATCGCCGATTTTACTCCAATCACCTTCGGACTCAGCAATGCCCTTTGTAAGACCTCGTACAACTTCGGTTAAATCACCGAGTGCATTCTTCTTAATGTTTGAGAATATCTCTCCCGTTTCGATCTGCAAGCCTTCAAGAGCGGATTTCCACGAGCGTTCTGTACCGGCAAGACCGGATTCCATGGTATTTGCCATTTCATTTGCCGCACCGGCCGAATCAAGTACAAGTCCGTTCAGTTCTTTAAACCTGCCTGATGTTGAACTAAGCAGCGTATTTACTGCCGCAATATCCGTTTTATTGAATATGCTCTTTATTGCAGCCGTCTTTTCCTCTTGCGACAACTTTGCCATAGATTTCTCAAGGTCGGTGAGAACTACATCGAGCTGTTTCATATTGCCCTTGGCATCGAACACCTCAACGCCCAGTTTTTTCAGTTGTTTTGCGCCTTTATCCGTTGGAGAAGAAAGTGCAAGAAGAACATTTCGTAAATGCGTACCACCCTCGGCACCTTTGATACCGTTATCAGCCATAACGCCGAGAGCTGTGTTTATGTTATCGAAGTCTTGTCCTGTCATTGAAGCTGTACCTGCACATACAAGAATTGCTTCACCTAACTGCTGAACGGATGTGTTGGATTTTTGGCTTGTCCTTGCCATTTGATCCATAAACTTATCCAGATCTTTTGAGCTTAGCCCGAGAGCGGACATTGAATCGGTTACAAGATCTGAAGCGTATGCCAAGTCAAGCCCGCCTGCCGCAGCAAGATCAAGGACCTTCGGCATTACTTCTATAGATTTTTTCGCATCATAGCCGGCAAGAGCAAGATAATTCAGCGCCTCCGCCGCTTGAGATGCAGTATATCTGGTTGAAGCGCCGGCATCCTTGGCAGCTTGAGACAATTTATCGAAATCTCCTCCGCCTTTGGATATCTCCTCTGAGGAAAGTCCCATAGTTGCTGCGACCTGACGCATTGAATCATCAAAATCGGCATAAACATCAACACAGTCATCAACCATACCGACAGTTTTACTCACCGCAACACCTATGGCTGCAACTGCAGCTGACAATACTACACCGAGTCCTTTTGCGATTTCACCGAGTTTTTCAAGTTTTTCACTGCTGCTCTTGGCTTCTTTGCCGGCTTTCTTAACTTCTTGTCCGAAATCGTCTGCTTCTTTTTCGGCATTGTCAAAGCCCTTTGTCATGTCATCCAAGGATTTTTCGTTATTTTCAAGCTCTTTATCAAACTTATTCAACGTTGCTTTCGCTTCATTAAGCTGCACCTGCCAGTTTTGCGTGCGCTTGTCATTTTCTCCGAAAGACTTTGAAGCGTTTTCAAGTGCAGACGCTAAAAGAGCGATCTTTTTCTGTTGTTCCTCAATTTCTTTATTAAGAACTTTATTTCTCGCAGATACCGCTTCAACTGATTTATCCTGTTTATCAAACTGTGATGTTACAAGAGTAAGCTCAGAACCAAGAACCTTGAAGGTGGAATTTATGTCCTTTAGGGCTGACTTAAACTCCTTTTCACCCTCTATCCCCAGTTTCAAGCCGAAGGTATCGGACATATATTTCACCTGCCTTAGATTATTGTTGATTTTTCTTTGAAATAATGATAAAATACGATTAGAAATGGGGTGTTACTATGTCTCCGTCAATGCACAATTGGAATATGAAAAATCTTGAAGGAAGTTTTTCTGTTGAGGGAATAACCCTCAGTGAGGATATTAAATCCAAATTAAAAGATGTTGCGACAGGCAAAGCAACCAGTGATATGCTCGTAGCAGAAATAATTAAAAAATACAAATCTGCAGGTGCTTGAAATGTTTAATAAATATGAAGTTTACTCAACCACCGAATCCGTATATTGTTATAAAGGCACTAATGTCCTTATAAACAAGTTAAGAATTAGAAATACTGAAGATTTAAGATCTGCAGAAAATCAAATTACAGCAATAAAGCAATACGCTATGCTTGAAGCGCCTATAAAAGGAAACTTTACGAAGAACCACTTATTTCATATCCACAAATTCATGTTCGGCGATATCTACTACTTCGCAGGTAAAATTCGTCGTGAACAAATTGCAAAAGGCGACACAACATTTTATCCGCCATCATCCATTAACAAAGAATTGGATCGTGTTTTTGACTATATTAAAAAGAATAAAAAGTTTCATTGTTATAATGAAAATGAACTATTTAACGGATTAGCTTATGTAATGGCCGAGTTAAACATTATTCATCCATTCAGAGAAGGAAACGGAAGAACTATACGAGAATTTATTCGCCTGCTTGCCCTTGAAAATAATATTCAAATAAACTGGGGTAATGTTGATAAGGATTTATTGCTGGAGGCATCCATAGAATCAGTTGATAATTATAAAATTCTGATTAACGTATTGAAACAAGCCTCATCAAAAAGTGATATAATTTAAGCCGAGAGTTTTCTCTCGACTTATTCCAACCCCACAGGAATAATATCATCAATAGTCAGTTCTATTTTCGGCTTTGATAAACCGTTGAACTGCTTGTAAATTTCAATCTGATCAAGTAAGTGACCGAGCGGCATCAGCAAAACCTCTCGCTCGGAACGATGAAGCAGACTGACGCCGTAGAATAGCAGCCGAGCAAATGATTCACTGTCATTTACTCGGCTGTTGTATTTTTTGCTTGTGATTCTTCACTGTGAATATTTCGCTTTGCACCCTTGTACATAGCTGACATAATTGCGTTCTTGTATTCCGCAAGGTCATAAGGCGAAGTGAGAAGCTCCACCATTTCTTCTGTAAGAAGTGGTTTTCTGTCCTCGTTATGCCACAGGTTATAAATCAAAATTGACTGATTTGCAAGAAGAGTAAGCAGCCACACGATCTCATCAAGAGCATCTTCAAAATGTTCTGTTTTCGAGAGCTTTTCTCCGAGGTTTTCTAATCCGCCATACCTTCTTGCAATAGATTTTGTCGCAAGAGTTGTAAGAACAAGTTGATATTCCGTTCCTCCAAGAGTAATAATTGTTGAACGCTCAGGTTCAATAATGCTTTCATCGTTAATTATTGCATTCATGCCTTATCTCCTTTGCTTTCAGCTGTTACCTTAACCGGCTCATATACAGACGAAAACCAGCCTGTTACTGTTTCGTCTGAAACACTTGTATCGCCTTCGGTTACTTCGGCTTTCCAGGGATGCTTCCCTGTTACAGACTGTTTATGTCTTTGCATAACCGTTCCTTCAATAGTCGGTGTTTGAAAATTGATACTGTCTCCCTTGGTTTGCAAATTTGTTGCAGGCACACCGAACTGCACTCGGTAAAGCCAGAAATATCTGTATTTTCCGTTTGCTTTCATTGCTCTGAAACCGATTGCTACAGGAGCACCGATATCTTCACCTGATGAAATAAGAACTCCGTTGCTGTCAACAGTTGCACCTGTCAGTACCTTTGCCTTGTCAACTCCGATATCGTCAATACCGAGTGAGAGCTTACCTTCTTTAAACGCCTTAATAACCTCGGCAGCAGCATCGTCGGCATATAGAATAGCCTCGGCGAGCTCTACCGAAAGATCACTGCTGATTGCTTTTGCAAGTAAAGCCGGAGTGCCGTAGGTTTCATCTCCGGAAGCATCTTCCGTTATCGGTGCATAATAAAGCTGATCGAAACCGATTGTACTCATTAAAAAACTCCTTTCGTCGTTTCAATTGACAATTGACAATGGACAATGGACAATTGAAATGCTAAAATATTTTAGAGGTGATTAGATTGAAAAATAATGTTATTTCTGATAAAAGTAAAGCTTTTGCTGTAAGAATAATAAAGCTATATAAGTATCTCACAGATAAACAGTCTGAATATGTTTTATCAAAGCAGTTACTCCGATCAGGAACAAGCATAGGCGCTAATATCCGTGAAGCTGTTCAAGCTCAATCAAAAAACGATTTTGTTTCTAAAATGAATATAGCTTTAAAAGAAGCTTCTGAAAGTGAATATTGGCTTGAACTGTTGTTTGAAACAGACTATTTGTCAAAAGAACAATTTGATAGTATTTATTCTGATTGCAACGAACTTAATAAACTTCTGATTGCAATAGTAAAAAGCTCAAAGCAATAATTGTCAATTGTCAACTGTCCATTGTCAATTGATAGAATAGTGTTTTGCCACATCAATAGCATAATTGTGATAACCAGTGTCATCTTCGTGACCGATGTATCTTCTCTGTGTGATTGTAAAATCGTTATAAAAAAGCTCCGCCACAATATTTGCCACAACGTTTGTATAGTTTTCCTTCGTGAACAAAGACAGCCGGACTTCCCGGATTTCAACCTCAGGTTTGTTGTCCGCAAAGGCATCGAAATTGTCTATCAAAGGAGTGAGAACAATATATGTGTTGGGAGCTTTGTTAGAAAACACCCCGGATTCGGCTGGAATGTTCAATTTTTCAAATATCTGATTGAGTTCTTTCAAAACACTCATATATTTTCCATCTCCTTTTCAAGTGTGTCCTTAACCGCACCCATAATATTTTTGCGTGATTTTGATTTAGCAGGTTTTAAAAACGGCCTGGGAGGTTGATTTGATTTACCGTACTCGAGTATGTTTGCAATTTTTGCATTGCTTTCTCCGTCAAAGCGAGGTTCGTTAAAACCGATTTTAATATCATAATTGCCCTTCGAGTCAATTTTTACAGGTGAAATTCCCAATGCACGCTCAAGCTGACCCGTTGATTGTGATTTATGTTTTGTATTCTTACCCACAACAGCAGAAAGATTGGAAGATATAGCTTTTTCGGCAACTTCCGCTCCTGCCTTCAGCGATTTTTCACACACTTCATCTGTTCTATCGCCTAACCGGGTAAGCTTTGCGATAAGTTCATCGGGCATTTTGGTTTGAATTTTCGCTATCGGATTCATCCTCCAATCTGCCTATTGCCTCATAATACATATTCTTTTGCCGAACATTTTCAACAGAAACAAGGTTATACCTGTTGCCAAAACAATCAATAACCATTGACGTATCAACGGCTGTGTTAGGGATATATCTGAAACGAAACAAAGCCGATGCGTCTTTCAGTACCGTTCTGTTTGCCCATTTCTCAGTTGAATTTTTCGGCTCGTAATACGCATGAATTGATGCAATCAATTCTTCGTGAGGTATTCGGAAGCCCTCACAGTCTTTTGAATAAGTAACTTTCTTTATTACAATAGGTATAGTCATTTTGCCGTAAGACACAGCTTACACCTTCCATTCTTTGTCAAGACGAAAAAGAAAATCAACAGACTTAGTAATCTGTTGTGCCGCATTAGTACTGTCATTAAAGAAGCCGCCTGTCGATCCGTCCCTTGACTCGTAGTAATAGCTTGCAAGGAAAACAATTCCCTGACGAGTTGTTGCAGACATTGGATGGACGGCATAAAACCCTTTTACACGATGCTGATATTTCTCAGCGTAGTCAATTGCCGAATCAATATAGCTTTTGATAAGCTCATCGTCCTCATCGTGCTCAATGATGAGGTTTTTCTTTACCATTTCAAGTAAAGTCATCTTTTATACCGTCCTTTCATTATCTTACGCAGAAGCTTTCATCTTAAGGAGCTTAACCGCCTCCGGAAGAATCAGTTTACCATCCACTCTTTGTGTTCCTATAAAGCCGACCTGTCCGTTTGCTGCGTAAAGCTCTGAGAGCTTCTTAAAAATACGGTTCTGCCTGTCAGCAATCCAGTAATATGAAAAGTCACCAAACGCAATACCCTTGGCACTTGCGCTCAAAGTCGGCATTGAAACACTTGTAACAAGATTACAGTCGAGAATCTTATCCGGTGTACCGCCCGAAATTGACGGCTGCCACAAATAGTTACCCGTTGAATCTTTGAGCTTGCGGATGCATTTTACGGTAGCGTCATTCATAAGAAACGTTGCCTTTTTTCTGTATGGCTTTTTAAGTGAATAGTACAAATCAATAAGCTCATCGGCCGTAACATCAGCCGTCGCCTTTGCTGTAACACCGACCTGCGCTCCTCCTGTATCATCCAGAATACCTGTCGGCTTTGATGTTCCGTTTCCGGAAATAAACGCCTCTTCTTCCTTTTCTGAAATTCTTCTTGCAAACTGCGCGGCAATAAAGGATTCGAGATCAAATGCAGAATCATAAAGAAGCTCATCGGACACCTTAACAAGAGTGGCAAGTTTATGAGCACCAAGTGAAACCTGACCGAACGAATCATCACTTTCTGTGATAAGTGCTTCTTCATCTGTCCATGCAGCCTGACCGTAACCGGTAACAAGAGGAATTTTCCTTTCTCCGCTTGCTGTCTTGATTACTGTTGCAAGCGAACGAAATACACTCTGTTCCGTAAGAGCTTCAATCAGTTTCTTTTCAAATTCATCTGGGACGAGATAGCCGCCCTCAGTATCCGTACCGATCTGCAGCGCATTCTTAATCGCAGGTGTAATTGAAGCAGGAGATGTTCTCATAAAGTCCCAGAAGAACTTTCTGTAATTATCACCTGCTGTGCCTATCTTCTCTTCAACTCTTGCAGAAGCAGGCTTCTCAGTGATAGGCTTGTTTACAGGCAGTGAAAGTTCGGCATCAAGTGCCTTCTGCCTTTCCAAACGCTCAATCTGTCCGCCAAGCCTTGTTATATCGGCTTCCATTTTGTCATAGGCAGCTTCATCCTCAGCACTGAGAAGCCCGTTTTCATCAGCATGAGAATCAAGAAATTTCTTTGTTTCCTCCCAAGCCTTAGCCCTCTTCTGTCTGAGTTCAATAATCTTATCCATTGAAATAACTCCTTTTCGTTAATGATTTAATAAATTAAGCCGCTTCATCAGCTGTTCCTTCGGAACACCCTTGAGCGGCTCTTTAATAATTTCAACTTCCTTTTCAGGATTTTTTGTTCGTTCTGATTTATGAATTATTTTATTTATGAGTATATTTGCGGCTTCTTTTCTCGAAAAAGAAAATGCCAAATTCACTGTCTCATTTTTCTTCCTGTCGTCGATAAATCCGTCCGCAAAGCCAAACTCAATAGCTTTGTTTGCATTCATCCAGGTTTCCGCGTCCATAAGATGTGAAAGTGTTGTGCGTGATTGTCCTGTTTTCAGCTCATAAGCATTGATTATGCTTTCTTTGACCTCGCTGAGCATATCAATCGCTTTCTTCATATCCTTGTGATCGCCCATAGCAATCGTGGCCGGATTATGAATCATAATCATAGCGGTAGGTGTCATAAGCACATTTGTGCCTGCCATAGCAATAACGGACGCTGCCGATGCGGCAATCCCGTCAATTTTCACGGTCACATCTCCATTGTAATCCATCAGCATTGTGTATATCTGTGATGCAGCGATGCAGTCACCTCCCGGTGAATTGATATATACGGTAATCGGTCCTGTGCCTGAAAAAAGTTCATCTTTAAACATTCGAGGTGTGATATCGTCATCGAGCCAGGACTCTTCGGCTATTGTGCCGTATAATTCAAGTATTCTTTCCTCAATGCTTATTCCTTCTGCCGAGTCTGTTATCGGTTTCTTCCAATTCCAAAACTTCTTCTGACTGTTCATTGTCATTTGCAACATTCTCCTTTCCGGCTTTAACATAAGCGGCGCCTGCATCAGCCAATTTCATCATATTTCCGTTGATAAGATAAAGATCTCCGCCATCCTCTGCAGAGATACGATCAAGATTTTCAAGTTCACGAATGTCGTTTGCACTCATCCATCCGTTTTGCCTGCCGACTGCGTATCCGTTCATACGGCTTTGGTAATCACCTCTGAGCAATCCGTCAACATTGAATTTAAAGAAATATTTACTTTTTTCATCATGAGATAGCAAAGCACGGTACATAGACTGTTCCCACCTGATAACCCAAGGATCAAGCGTATATTTAACAAATTCAAGTGACTGCTGTTCGATATTGGAAAAGCTCGACTTTTCAAGATCACCGACCATGTGCGGCGGTACTCTGAAAATTCGAGCTATTTCATTGATTTGAAATTTTCGTGTTTCAAGAAATTGTGCTTCATTCGGAGATATGGAAATCGGTGTAAATTTCATACCCTCCTCCAGCACGGCGATCTTATGACTGTTACGACTTCCTCCAAATGACTGCTGCCATGATTCCTTTAATCTTTGCGGATCTTTTATTGTGCCCGGGTGTTCGAGAACCCCTCCGGGTGCTGCGCCGTTGGAGAAGAATTTAGCACCGAACTCTTCACAGGCAATTGCCATTCCGATAGCATTTTTACTCATTGCAATAGGACTGTACCCTACAAGTCCGTCAAATCCGAGACCGGGGATGTGCAAGACATCATACGGAGTCAGAACAACCATCTCCTCCGATTTAATTGCTTCATCATCTCCACGATAATATTTGTAAACGATATGTCCGATTTCATCTCTGTCAACTGTCATTTTGTTCGGCATTAACGGATACAGTGCAACAATTTCTCCTTTGCCGTTCCGTATTATTTGAGAATATGCGTTGCCCCATAAAAGAAGATGTGTCATAAGTGTTTCTCTGAATACAAACGAACTCATTTCGGGATTCGGTTCGTCATGCATCAGAAAATAAAGCGGATGGCCAACAGCTTTTTCCTTGCCGCCAAAATCGGTGTATCTGTAAAGATGTAAAGGTAATCCCGCTATTGCTTCCGAAAGAATACGAACGCAGGCATAAACTGCAGTCATTTGCATTGCACTGCGTTCCGTTACTGATTTACCGGACGACGAACCGCCCATATAAAAAGAAAAACTGCTGCCCACAGTCCTATTCACAGGCTTGTCACGTGAATAAAATCTCGAAAATATACTCATATCCGGCTCCTTCATGACATAAAAAAGCACCACCGAGGCGATGCTTTTTATTTGATTTCAATTAAATGCGTACATTTGTAGTTTTTATTATCGACAGGATTTTTTCCTGTTCCTCCGGGGAAATACCGATACTTTCAAGTGCTTCCCGTGTTCCGCAGTCAGGACAAATAAGAGTATTGTTATCAACTCTTGAAATTGCCGGACGCCCTATATAGTTTTTACTGCATTTCGGACAATGCTTCAATGATATAAAACTATCTGTCATTGTTTTTCTCCCCCTTACTTTTGTTTACAGCTTCATACAAATAATCCGTATTAAATCCGAAATCATAATATCCCTGCAAACAGGTATTCATATATAAACTTGACGGCGGTCCATAGGGTCTGCCCTCATTCATAATATATATAACTGCATTTGCTGTTTTCTCACCGATTTTTATGGGAATTTCTTCCTTACGGTAGAAAGTCGGATAGCCCTCATAGCGGTCAAGACTTTGCAAATCCTTTGCGGAAACCGCCCACACGCCGACAGGAACACAGCTTTTGGCATCTTTCTCAACGGTAAGATAAGAACCCGTCTTACTGCCCCTGAAGCGAAGCAAATAGCCCTTTAACATTGAATTTCCAACCACTCGTGCACAAGGGCATCGAAATTTCATTTGTGCAATATTAAGATTGCTTCCGTATGCAATATAATAAAAGCATTTCATATTTTAAATCTCCCTTCATGCAGCTCTGCCGTTGCGAAACGCCGTGTCACCGTCAAGTCTTTTTGTAAAAAGAGCTCTTGCGGTTTTAAATTCGTCGCCGATGAAACCTAATCTCAAAAGCCAAGTTCTCATTGCATACTTTTGATTTTCATCCTGCTGTGGTTTACTGCTTGCCTTTGATGACGTCTTTGCCATTTGACTTAATGCCAAGCAAAGCTGAATGTAGCTCTTGAGCTGACCTGCATGAAGACCGCCTTTTCTGTCGGTCGAAGGATTATCAAACTGAAAAAGTCTGAATTCGATCGTACCCTTTGTAAAGGTGGCATGGTAATTTAAAATGTGATATCTGCTGCCATTATAATGATGGCTTCTGCCATAGCTCTCTCCAAGACTTTTATACCAAATATCTGCAAACTGAGGCATCGTTTTCGGCTTTTTTCTGTTTACAAGGCGTAAAAAATCCGGGTCAACAGTTTTGCAGTATCTGTTAATCCGGTTCGAATCAATGTTTAATGCTTTTATCAGGAGATTCTCATGAGATGCCATAATATTTGCAAGGTTTCTCAATGTTCTTGCATTGTGTCCGTTAGCGCCTATATGAATATGAACACCACATCCGTTATCGGGATTTGAAACCGCCCCTGCATGTCTGAGCATTCTCACAATCTCTTGCAGCGTGTTCATATCTTCATATTTTAGAATCGGTGTTACAAGTTCGCATTTCTGAGAATCGGGTCCCGCAATCGAAACATCCTTCATAAATTTCCAAACTCTGCCTTGATCGTCCTTACATGACCAAGAAGAATATCCGTATTCCGATGCCGAATCATAATTTGTTGTCCCGAAATATTCAGCCACAAGCTCAGACGCCTTCTCTCTTGTGATGTGGTTCATCTCAATTTCCACACCGATGGTCTGCTGCTTCATTTCAATAATTTGTTGTTCTGCCTTTGCATTCATAGCGTTGGCCTCCTTTGTTTTGTTGACAACATATTAACTCTGAAACACACATATATCCAGTTATTTATCGTCATAAACTGCACAAAGATACATCAAGAAATTTGTAAATATTCGGGTTATATTAAAAGCAAACCCCTCTCGTCATAAACCGATCTGCCTATATCATTTCCGCAGCGGATCGCCCGATCAAGTGCCATAATTAACGCCACAGCTCCATCAATCTTCTCTGTTGATTTTTCTTTGTCGGGCTTAATATTCCCCGCCGGGTCAGTTCTGACATAGATGTTGTCAAGCATCCAGTAAAGAACAGGATTGCCGTTTTGTGCCATATTCCCCTCAAGAACCAATTTGAATAATTCCTTTGACGGAGGTGACATATCCTTGAAGCCCTGTCCGAACGGAACAACCGTAAAGCCCATATCTTCAAGGTTTTGAACCATCTGAGTTGCTCCCCATCTGTCAAATGCAATTTCACGGATATTGAATCTTGTCCCGAGTTCTTCTATAAATTTCTCAATAAATCCATAATGAACAACATTACCCTCCGTAGTTTTAATAAAGCCTTGTTTTTTCCAAACATCATACGGCACATGATCTCGTCTCACTCTTAGATCAAGAGTTTCTTCCGGCAACCAAAAATACGGAAGCACATAGTATTTATCGTCATCATAGGCAGGCGGAAAAACAAGTACAAATGCCGTTATATCTGTTGTACTTGAAAGGTCAAGACCGCCGTAGCAAACTCTGCCTTCAAGAAAAGTCTCAGCATAGGCAATCTCACAATTCTTCCATTTTTCCATAGGAAGCCAACGCACAGACTGCTTGACCCATTGATTTAGTCGCAGCTGTCTGAAGGTGTTTTCTTCGGCGGGATTTTCTTTTGCAGATTCGCAAGCGGATTTAACCTTATCGATTCCGACAGTCACGCCGAGTGACGGATTTGCTTTCATCCAAACCTTCGGATCTGTCCAATCATCATCAATATCCGCTCCATATATAACGGGATAGAATGTCTTGTCGATTTTTCTGCCTTCAATGATATCCTTTGCCTTTTGATGAACCTCATAGCAAATAGATTCCGTGTCTGTTCCTGCTGTTGTTATCAAAAAATACAGTGGCTGCATACGGGCATCACCCGAGCCCTTCGTCATAACATCGTATAACTTTCGGTTAGGCTGCGTGTGTAGCTCATCAAAAACAACTCCGTGAATATTAAAGCCATGCTTTGAATAGGCTTCCGCTGAGAGCACCTGATAAAAGCTGTTTGTCGGATTGTAGGTTATTCGTTTCTGTGCTTTGGAAATGGTTATTGTTCTGTTCAGCACCTTGTTCATTCGTACCATATCCGCTGCGACATCATAAATAATACTGGCTTGTCCTTTATCGCCGGCACAGCCGTAAACCTCCGCTCTCTGTTCATCATCTGAACAGCAAAGCAAAAGTGCAACCGCTGCAGCAAGTTCGGATTTTCCCATTTTCTTGGGAATTTCAATATATGCAGTTGTAAATTGTCTGTATCCGTTCGGCTTTACGATTCCGAATATATCACGAATAATCTGTTCCTGCCAATCAATAAGCTCAAACCGTTTGCCTGCCCATATACCTTTGGTATGACAAAGACTCTCAATGAAAGCTACCGCATGGTCTGCAGCTCGTTTATCATAATGAGAGTCTTTATCCATAAACCTTGAAGGAACATATTTTTTCAGTTTTCTCAAGCCTCATCACCCCAGACCGAGTGATATTAAAACCGCCCATATCGGCAATACAACATTAAATGCAAAGCCGTTAAGTAATGTATAAATTATTGCATTTATCATTTTCCGATTACCTCCCAATTCTTATTCTTTGCAATGTCAACCGCTGAAATTGCTGATTTTACAAAGTCACTGTTCTCTTCTTCCTGTGTTGTCAAAAAACGATACTTCTTGGTTGTCTCATCGAAAACAACCTTTGTTGTCTGAAGATCGTTAAACATATCAGTAAATATGGTTATCTGCTTTTTGTCCTTGCCTGTGAGATCTGTAAGTTTACAAAAATTATCAATTATATCCTCTTTGCCAAGATTCGTGCAATTATGCAGCTGAATAGAAGCATTCCAGTTTTCCGCAAAAACAACATGCCTAATGTTTGAGTTTCTGTAAGTAGAAAGAGGCTGTGTAAAATTTGCATTTATACAGTCCAGAAAAACAGTATTGATGTTACCAATTAGTTTTGACGGAGAAACATTGACAAGACATTTAGGAAATCTCAAACTTTTCATTCCCGAAAAAGCGTCATCATTTACATTGCCAAGTATAGAAATTATCCTCGGGAGAAACAATTCGAGATTCGGACAATTGTTAAAAGCACACATTCCTAACATTGTTACATTCGGTGCAACTACCTTTCTCAAATACGGGCTGTTTTGAAAACGGTACTGATTTATTACTCTTCCGTAAAAGTAAAGCTCCTCAATTCCCGAGCTGATATATGAGCTTGCCGTTTCGTTAGTGTCAAGCTTCAGCACCTTGCAGGAACGGAGGTCGGGAAGTCCTGATTCTTCAATATTTGAAGAAACATAGGTTGCAGCCGAACTGATTCTGTTTTCAACAGCAATCTGAATATGATTTCTTTTTACAACAAGCTCATCGGGATACATATTTACTTCCGAATAACGAATACTTAGCACCTTTTCCTTCGCAAAGAAAACTGCAGTTATGTATTCATCACGATTGTGACAAACATAATCGGAATCATATACAATCCCATTTACAGTCAATATGTAATCGTCACTGTACTTTATATAACAGCCTTTTTTTACAATTCCTCGCATTGCTACACGAGATTCAAAGTTTTTGATTGATTCTGCAACAGTCTGCGCATAATCTTCAATATCTCTCAGCACAACAGGCTCATACTGCGGTTCATAGGGCTTTACCATGGTGTCATATATCTTCTGAATCAACCATTTGAAGTTATATGACGGAGCAACATAGAGTGTGGTCGGATCTTTCGGGACTCTGAACACTTCTTCGGTATCCGGATCATTATATACATATTCATTTGTTGTCATCAGCTCTTCGAACTGATCGTCACGAAGCTGAACAATTCTGGAAATGTTTTTTATAAACTTTTCGTATTCACTGTTTATATCAGCCATCTGTTTTCAACTCCTCGTCATCAATAATAATCGGTGGTTCCGGCGGATCAATAAAAATATAAAAGTTTTTATCTGTCAAGTCAATTATCTCTGCACTATTGCCGTAAAGATTAACGTCAGTACGTACAACTGAGTTTTTGATAGGCTCATATTTTTTACCGTCGGGAATATATTTAAAATCCGAGTATCTTTTTCGGCTCAAGTCCTCTGTATCAATCCGATTGACAGCATACAACGGCAAGTCGGCAGATATCTCGGAATACTCAAAAGGGACAGATTCTTTTCCCTTAGGGATATACTCCGGATACATCTTTTTCATACTCAAATCAATTTTGACCGGAGGAGTGAATGTACTTTCACCACGAATATCCGATTTACAGAAATTCCCGGGAATCACATCCAACGCAGGATACAGTTCAAACATTATCGGAGCCGTTTTCCATACACATTTTCCGAGCCAAAGTTTTATTTGCATTTCGACCCATGTCCCCTGCATAATATCCTCTGTCAAAACAAAACTGTTTCCGCTTAAAATCTTTCTGCAGCAGCCACATTGATTTACGAAAAACAAATCTTTGTGAAAAAGCTCCGTACTTGTTTCTTCAATAAACTGCGGAAATTTAAAATCAAACCTAACCGTTCCGCTTTCACCACTTGTTCCGATTATCTTATTATTTGCTTTTATTCGTCTGTCAGGTGTAACATAAATATTCATACTATCACCTTCGTTGTATCAAAAAAGAGCCTCAAAAAAGGCTCTTGATATTCTCAAAGATCAGTCTGCTTTAACAAGTATTGCATTCAGTATTTCGGGTTTACCGGTTGAGAAATTCATATAATATGCCTGCACTTGTGTGGTTCCTTCAATTGTGCAGCCTTCAGCAACAAAAAGTGCCAAAACATCAACAAGCCCCGAATATCTGTTTGAAATAGTAAACTCTGTGATTCCAAACTCCTTAAGATTTTTTACTATATCCGGAACATCCTTTTCCCAAATTACATCGTCAAAATCAAGAAGTATATTTTCGGTTCTTCTTGTGTTTCTGTATGCCCAATAAAAGGTGGGATTGATTCCCTCAGACTCAAACGACTTTCCTTCGGGGTTTGCAATTAAATTTTCAATTCTTTCAATTATTTCCATTGTTGTTTCCTCCTCATATTACTTTTTGCCAAGCTTATAGGCTTCAATCAAAGCATCTTGCAATTCCCATATTGCAATTTCAAGGAAATCTTCATCCCCGTTAAATTGTCTTTCCAGGTCTGTTCTGTTTTCCATCGGCACGATGACCTTTTTTGCAATTTCCGTGAGTGCGTTTAATTCTTTCTTTGTCATTTTGGTATCCTCCGTTTGGTTTTGTGACTGTATATTAACTCTTAAACACACATATATCCAGTTAAATATGAGCATAAAATACACAAACTTCTTCTCAAAAATTTGTGTATCTTACGTCACTTATTCTTCAATTATTCTACAGGAATCCTCTCCGTAAGCAATACCAAGGCTGCTGCCGCAATCCCAAGCTACATGGATTGTTCCAATATCATCAACACATATTACTGTACCCTTGCTGCCGGGAGCAAGACTGTGATTGTACGGGTCGTTCATTGAAACAAGTTCCACATGGGTTCCTTTCGTAAATCTTCGGCGAAGACACTGCAATCTTTCTTTTGAAATACCGTAAAACATCAAATCATCTCCTCATAATTTTATGGTCTATATTACCTCTGTTTAATGAATATATCCAGTTAATCGTAATACCTCTATGATAGAGCTATTGGCAAAAATTTTGTGAATATAATATAACTAAAAAGGTTCTATCCTCAAAAAGGACAAAAATAAAATATTTCTACTACATCGTTTGACATTATATCAATATTATGATATAATTTGCATATATTATATAAGAGGTGATTTTATGCCAAACATTAGACCAAGTGCGGATTTAAGAAATAAATACAACGAAATATCCGATTTCTGTCATACTTATTCCGAGCCGATATTCATAACAAAAAACGGCAAGGGGGACTTAGCGGTTTTAAGCATTGAGGCTTACGAAAAGCTCTGCGGAAAATTCGAATTATATTCCCTTTTAAATAAAGGTCTTGAAGCAGAGTCGAACAACGAGATATATGATTTTGACGATGCAATAGCCGATATCAGGAAGGAACTCTGAGCAGATGTATAAAATCAAAATAACCGAACCGGCAAAAAAGGATATTCAGTCTGCAATTTCATATATTTCAAATGACTTGCGTAATCCGACAGCTGCTCAAAATATTTTAAACCTTTTTGAAAAAGAAATTAAATCCCTTTCTGATATGCCATCAAGACATCCTTTAGTAAAAGATCCGGCTCTCGCTCAAAATGGGTTTCGTTTCATCAAAGTTAACAATTATCTGGTATTCTACACCATTCGTGAAGACAGGAATATTGTAATGATACAAAGAATACTTTACGGCAGAAGAGATTGGATAAACCTATTAAAATGACTTGCTTTTGCAGGTCATTTTTCATTTACCCACACAATGCCAGAAAGTACAAAGAATACGCATGGGAGTGCAACTCCGTTGCCCACACGGGCTTTATTCCTGCAAGTATTCCGCCGAGTGAGAAGCCCCCGCTTCCATCAAAGAGAGAACCAAGAGTCATATCACTCATTTACAGCCACCTCGCTGTATTTATATTCCTTACCGCCACGAATGACCTTAACTTTTTCGTCCGATCCAACCTGCTCAATATATCTGTTCACAATAACATCACAGAACTTTTCATCAAGCTCAATCGTGCAGCATATTCTATCCGTCTGTTCACAAGCTATAAGCGTTGATCCACTTCCGCCAAACGGATCAAGAACCACTGCGTTTGTCATCGAGCTGTTCATAATCGGATATGCCAAAAGCGGTATCGGCTTCATCGTAGGATGATCGCCGTTTTTCTTTGGCTTATCAAATTTCCATATTGTTGTTTCCTTTCTGCCTGTGTACCACTGATGCCTTCCGTTCTTTTTCCAACCGTAAAGCACGGGCTCATGCTGCCACTGGTACGGACTTCTGCCAAGAACAAGACTTTGCTTTTTCCATATGCAGCACCCCGAAAGATAGAATCCGGCATCATAAAATGCTTTTCTGAAATTCAAGCCTTCGGTATCGGCATGAAAAACATAGATGCTGGCATCATCAGCCATTGAATCATACATACACCTATATGCATCAAAAAGGAACTGATAAAATTTGTTATTTTCCATAGGGACAGACCTCATATGTTCTCTTTGCAATTCCAGCAAGCATTCTCTGTTCATCTGTAACAGGAGTACCTTTGAAAATACCGTTGTCACCGCATCGAATCTCATCCGACTGATTATCCGCAAGATGTGTGTCTTGCTCATATTCTTTGTAGTCGATCTCAACCGCACCTATGATTCTGTCCACGATTTCCGTAACATTTTCGATTGGAATATGTACGGATGTTTCGGCAATAATATGACATTTGCCGTGTCCGATAAGAACTTCAACAGCAATCTTGGGATTATCTTCAATGTTGTATGCAACATCAACTATCGCTCCTGCGATTCTGTCTGCAAGTTTATCGGGATGACTTGGGTTTACTTTTTCAAACATAAATTAACCTCCGCGCTTGTAATTTAACAATTCTGCCATCATATCATCGGAATCTGAATATCCTTTGAACGTCTCGGCGCAATTTTCTTTTATTATCTGCTGAATTATGAAAAGATACTGATTGGCAGCTTTTTCGTATGAATGGCTTATTGCCACATACGGACTTTGAATAGGAGCACCTGTTGTAGGATGCTTTGCAAGAAAGCCTGTACGGCTGATAAGTTTTTCGGCTTGTATATGTCTTGCTGCAGAAAGTGCGTAATACTCAATGATTTCAGGAGAGATAAATTTCTCACACTTCCAATCTTTTAACCAATTCCACACATATCTAAAAATGGTATCAGCCTCAAGCTCAATACCGATTTTCTGTTCTTCTGTAAGATATTCTTTTATGGCAGGCATATCCTCACCTTCGAGATTGGCAGCCGTCGGCAGAACAGTAATCGGTCTGCCGGAATTACCGTCAGCGATTTTATCTGCCAAAGCTTTTCTCGGTCTGCCTGCGCCGGGTCTTGCGCCTCCCCGTTTTGAGCCGTCCTTAGCCAATAAAATCACCTCCGAAATTTGATTTATTTTGATTTTTGTTTGATTATTATATTGACCTCTCATGCGTGCGCGCATTATGCGCGAGAAAAACTTAGGGGTTAATACCCTGTTTGAATTTGCAAAGTTGTGCGTGTGACCCCGGGCCGGTCTTCATTTATTTCATTTTTAGAGATTTAGACCGCCCCCTGTGGTAATTTTACTATCGAAATTTCGATAAAGTTATGATAAAATATTATCAGAAACTTATGGAGGTAAATAATATGATCAATATACGACCTGTTTCCGATCTTAGAAACAAATTCCCCGAAATTGAAAAGGCTGTTCTTTCAGGCGGTGAACCCGTATTTCTTACAAAAAACGGCTATGGCTCAATGGTTGTTTTGAGCCTTGAGCAATACGCAGCTCTCACCGATGACGTTGAGATGAAACTTTTGCAAGCGGATAAAGCTGCCGAAGAAAATGGAACTCGTTTTACGGCTGAAGAAGTCTTCAGCAGAACAAGGAGCCGTATTCATGAATAAACAGTATTCTTTCGTTGTTTAATGATAGTCATCACCCACTGAAATAGGTATAACTCACTGTACTTCCTCGGCGGGTGTCAAACTTTTTAATTCAATTTAAACCAGATGAATATTTGTATTGCATTTCGCAATACTATGTAGTACAATACTAATGAAAGGTGGTGCTTCTCATGAAAGATGCAACAGTAAGTGCACGTGTGGAATATGATGTTAAAAACGAAGCAGAAGATATACTTCAAAAACTTGGCATACCGGTTTCTGTTGTAATAAACTCTTTGTACCGTCAGATTATCTTTAGAAACGGGGTGCCGTTTTCTTTAACAATTCCTTCGACTCCTAAAACAATGGATTCATTATCTGAAGAAGAATTAAATGCAAAACTTCAACACAGCTATGAACAATCTATGTCCGGTGAAGGAAAAACGTTCGCAGAAGTATTTGATGATCTTGAAAAGAGCCTTTTCTGATGGATCATTATGAAATTATAATGACACCTGACTCTATTGATGATTTACTTGAACTGCGAAATTATATAGCCGATGTTTTGCTTGCACGTGAAACAGCGTTAAAGCTAATACGGCAAATCAAATATGAGATTTCAAAGCTATCTGAATTTCCTGCCAGAATAAAACCAATTGAACAGGAACCTTGGAAGTCCCGTGGTGTTAGAAGAATGCTCTGTAAAAATTATTATGTGTACTTTCGCATTGACGAAAATACTAAGCGAGTCTATATCTTAAACGTAATATATTCAAGTAAGTAAAACGAGGTGTAAATAAAAATTGGGAAAGAAGTATACGGTAATTAGTAATTATAAATTTTTGATAAAAACACAATGGAAATTAGATAAAAAAAGTGTGTTTTTTGCAATTGCCTCTACGCCTATGGAGGCCTTGGTATCTTTAATATCAGTATATTTGTTGAAATTGGTCGTTGATTCCATTGAAAATGGTTATTCGATATACAATATGATATTTATTGTATTGGTAATGTCATTACTGTTAATTGTTTTTAATATTTTAAAAATTAATATTGAAAAATATAATGATAGGAACAAATGGCGTTTAAATAATTTTGTGCTTAGAAAAGAACTTGATAATAAAATAATGGATATGGATTATGAAAAGTTCATTTCTCCCAAAGGAAAAATATTACATGGTAAAGCATCAAGTGCGATTTCTGGAGAAAACGGAAAAAGTGTGGGTGATTTTCTAAACTTATTTATAATCCTTTTTTCAAGTATCACAGGTTTTTTTGCATATACCGCTATACTGTTTCGACTTAATTGGATAATTATAGCATTGCTCGTATTAAGTTATGTAGTAGATTTGATTGTTGGTTTATATGTGGAAAAATGGTTAAACAATACAAAAACAGATCGTTCTGTAATTAGGAAGAAGCTAATTTATATTGGACACAGCACAAGAAATAATTCTATTGCAAAAGATATAAGACTTTATCATATGACACCTTGGATAAAAAAATTAGGTGAAATATATGCAGAGGAAGATGTTGCTTGGACCAATAGAGTGCAAATGAATTATTTCAAAACTTTTTTGTTTGAAGCTCTTTTAAGTTTTTTAAAAACGGGATTATCGTATGCATACCTAATATATTTGATGTTAAAACCTGATTCTACAATGGGAATTGGTGATTTCTGTTTGTATTTTACGGCAATATCTGAGTTTGGGGTATGGCTTTCAAAAGTTGTAGGTAATATAGAAAATTTAATTAATTCAAATTACGAAGTAACAAATTACAGAGAGTTTATCGATTTGCCTGATGAAATGAATAGAAAATCAGTATTAGAATATTGGGTAAGTGAAAAACCAGCCTCGTTAGTATTAAATAATGTTTCATATACATATCCCGGCTCTACAAAAAAAGCATTGGAAAATATATCCTTAAAAATAAATAGCGGTGAATCAATCGCAATTGTTGGTTTAAATGGATCGGGTAAAACAACATTAATAAAAATAATATGTGGTCTGCTTATGCCTAATGAGGGTCAGGTTTATCTAAATGATATTGAAATGAATAAGTATGACAGGGATGATTATTATTCGTTTTTTTCAGCCATATTTCAAGACTACTGTATTTTACCGACAAGCATAAAAAAGAATATTACTTTATCAACTGATAAAGTAAATGTTGAAAAATTAGAAAGAGCCATTGAATTGTCTGGTTTGAAAGATAAAATTAACAGTTTTTGTGAAGGTATTGATACAAAACTATTAAAGAATATTATTCCAAACGCTGTTGAACTATCCGGTGGCGAAACGCAAAAATTATTATTGTCAAAAGCAATTTATAGGGATGCGTCTATCATAATTTTAGATGAACCTACGGCAGCTTTAGATCCGATTGCCGAAGAAGAACTTTACATCAAATACAATGATATTACGAAAAATAAAACATCAATATTTATTTCACACAGATTATCGTCAACGAAGTTTTGTGATAGAATTGTTCTTCTTGAAGATTCTAAAATTATTGAACAAGGTACTCATGATGAATTAATGCTAATAAATGGCAAATACGCAGAAATGTTTAAAATTCAAAGTTCATATTATAAAGAAAACGCCGAAAAAAAGGTGGTGGAATAAGGGATGAAATGCAGAAGAATTTTTTCAGAATTTAATATGAATTTGCATTCAATTATGCGTGGAATTAAAATCATCAAACAAATTTCTCCCAAAACGATGAAGTTGCGATATATGGGCGCTATTGTTCAAGCAATCTCTCCATATATTTCAATATATATGATGTCTATCATAGTAGACGAGTTGAGCAATGAGCGTAGAATAGAGAATATTGTTTTTTATGTTTTGATAACTATATTTTTTACATTCTTTTTTAGTGTTTTTAGTAATTATCTTTCGCGCAAAGAAAATGTCTATTATTCAAAGTTAAGAATGGGTTTTGAAATTTTCGTAAATGAAAAAAGTCAAAAAATGGATTTAGAACTTGTAGAAAGCGCTGAATTATCCAAACTCAGAGAAAAAATTATTGAAGTCTCTGAGTTTGGTGGTGGTTTGTATAGAATTCCAATAGATGTTAAAAATTTAATTTCATCGTTATTATCAATAGTAATTGCAATAGTAACATTTTCAAATTTGTTTGTTTTTGATAATGGTAATTATATGGGACAAGGTGTGTATAAAATAATAAATAATAATATTTTTACATTAAGTTTAATTCTATTATTATTGTTATTTTCTTATATAACCGTAATATATAAAAAAAAGTATATGCTTAAATTTTTCGAAAGATTAGATGATGAAGCACAGAGTAAAGTGCTCCTAAATTTCTATAGGAATCAATATTTTGAAGATAATAAAGCTGCAAAAGATATACGTATTTTCAATGAACGAAATTTAATTTTGAATGAAATAGAGGAACAAGCAACCCAGAAACTTTGGAAAAATATGAATATAACATTTGTCCCATTTTACCTTTCAAAAATAATACAGATGATAGTAACAACTATTGCAGGTGCAGCGGTATATGTTTTTATAGGGGCAAAAGTGATATTGAAAACAATTACATTAGGTTCTATATCAAAATATTATGGAGCAGTTATGAAATTTATATCTTCAGTAGAAAGTTTATGTATAACTTGGCAATACATTAAAAATAATAATAAATATTTGAGTTATTTATTTGATTTTATAGATACTGAATCGAAACTAAATACTGGTAATATAAAAATAGACCCAAATCTTAAAGAACATGAATGGATATTTCATAATGTTTCATATAAATACAACAATAATTCAGATTTTGCTATAGAAAATTTTTCATGCAAAATTAATAATGGTGAGCATATTGCAATAGTTGGGAAAAATGGTTCGGGAAAAACAACCTTAATCAAGCTAATGTGTAGGCTCTATGAACCAAGTTCAGGCTATATAACATTAAATGGAATAGATATAAGAAAATATTGTTATGACGATTATCTTAATTTGTTTTCTGTTGTTTTTCAAGATTTTAAACTCTTAGCATTTCCTCTTGGCCAAAATATATCATGTGATTATGAATATGATGATCAAAGAGTTTGGGAAAGTCTTGAAATCGCAGGAATCTCTAAACGCGTTGAACTGTTTGATAAAAAATTAGAACAACCACTTTATAGACAATTTGATGATGAGGGGATTGATTTATCAAAAGGTGAAGAACAAAAAATTGCTATAGCCAGAGCGGTGTACAAAGATGCTCCGGTTGTTATTTTAGATGAACCAACTTCAGCTCTTGACCCTATTGCAGAATATGAAACATATAAAAAGTTTGAAAAAATTGCTAATAAAAAAACTACTATTTATATATCTCATCGCCTTTCTTCTTGTCGTTTCTGTGATAGAATTTTAGTTCTTGATAACGGAAGGCTTATTCAAGAAGGCACACATGATGCAATGGTTGCGGTAAACGGTGTCTATCAAGAACTTTGGGACGCACAGGCTAAGTATTATAACAAGGAGGAAAAACAACATGAGAAAATACAACTTTAATTATTTGTTTAACGGTTATTTGGTAAATATAGAAACAACTAACCCTGAAGATATATTAGGATTTAATTTGAAATTTGGTGTATTTTTCAAAGATTATGTAACTGGGAAAATTGACTTGTGCAAAATACTTGATGTATTTAAAGTTTCAATTGAACGAGAAAAAATTATTCAAGAAAGTTTTTATAATGCATTTTCATCAAATTATATTGAAACAACTTTTAAATCATCTCTGTTTTATAGAATTGATAATATAGTAATTGAAAACTATAAGGGAAAAATAAATATTGAAACAAAGTGATCAATTAAATATTTTAAAAACCAAACAAATTTGACGCCTACCTGTTTTTGACACCTTAAAGAAATCGGCCATGGCACTGAAAGCGATATATTCGCCTCTGTTAAACGGAGTTATTTTATTGACATGACTTTTTTGAAAGAACAATTCAAATACGTATCTCACATTTTTCTCAGGCATAGTAAGGCACGATGCCATGGCGTCGGCCTGCCATTCATCCCAATCAAACTCTCGGCAGCCATAGCTTTCACGATAATATCTGAATGCTGTACTGTCTTTCCTATTTTCAAGTTGAAAGAGGAAATGATGTCCGCCTTCATGGGCAATGGTAAAAATTCTGCGTCCTTCCATTCTCCGGTCTTTCAGACTGCTGTCAATAAAGATGACATTTTCATTTAGCTCGGCAAGTAAAATCTCATTGCCGTCTTTCACCTTAACTATCTGACGCTGATTTGAACACATACCCAGTATCATTCCACGAGGATGCAATGTGTAATACTCAATCGAGATTCCAAGCTTATCCTTCAACAGACCCTCAATATTAACAGGTGCAAACACATCCCCGCAATATGAAGATATTATTTCTTGAGCAATATCATTTATTTGTTTATACGATAAAATCATATGGCTACCTCAAACACTTGTCTCTCGCTTTTCATAACTTGTTTCATTGCTCATATTATACCGAACATTTGTTCGCTTGTCAAGATAAAATTTATATAATGATTATTTTCGTGCATCTTTCGACAGACTATCCCTATACACCAATAGTTTTTATCAATTATTTATAGTAGAAAAGGGTATAAAGTTGTGACAACCTTATACCCTATCTGCTATTAAGTTTACTTTATTTATGTAACTATATAATAATATTTATTATAAAATATTATTTAACAAAAAATCTTTCAGTATAGAATTTAAATAATCTTCACCGTCATCTATACATCCGGCAATACTTTTTGATAAAACGCAACCATCAAAATTGTCATTTGGATAATTCGAACCGAGATTTATGCGATTTATCATATGCTTTGCAAAAATTTCATCTGTAAACATCAGCAAATCCGCTTCACCCTTTGAGGCATCGTATGAAAAATATGTATTATGACTTTGATTACTTGAGCCAATCAATATTCCTTTAACTTTTATACTATTAATATACCAATCAATAAAATCTGTTTTGTCACCGGAATTATTATTGAGCATTTTGATTTCCTGAGAATAATTTCCGGGTTCATAAATAAAGAACATCATTTTTCTATGATCTTTTTGCTTCTTGCAATTTATTGTGAGGGCGTTTATTCCGTATTCTCTGAAGCGCATATTATGATATTCAACTATCGTTGTTTTTCCTAAAGGGTTATTTCCATTCATTCCGTTAAACAAACCTATTGAAAGGGGGCTTCTGTGCAGAACTGAGCCGCACATTTTGTCAACAAATAGGTCGATTGTATTTATCTTATTACTTAAATATCCCGGCGAAGAAAGAATACAGTTTAGCTCGGGAGCTCTTTCAGTATATTCCCTTATAACTTTTGTAATTAAGAATTCACCGCGCTCATTTTGATATTTAGGAATATATAATGAATACATATTAAACATCCTTTCAAACATATTATACTAATAAAGCTAATTTCTAACAATTCATCAAACGATAAAACATTTATATGTCAAAATATAATATTATAATAAATACATACCCCCTTATATGTGTGCAGACAACTCGTCGTCCAATACACTCTTTTGACTATTCTCACTAAGTTCTCAGCGAGCGTGTCTTTATCCCCACCATCGCCGACTCCCCTACATGGGCGCCCATGTTGTGGGGGTGCCGCACACGGTTGCGGGTTACGTTTGGAAAGGAGTCGTAATTTGGGCAACCGTGTACGGATTTATGATACTATGTCCGCGTTGGTATCGGGAGGGCATAGGTATCATTGATTTTTAGACGGGGATCGTAATAGCTTTATCCCCACCACCGCAAGCGGTTCCCCTCCCCTTGCAACAAGGGGAGGCTTGGTTGATTTCTTCCTTGCCGCCCCTTTAGGGGAGGTGGCTTCGGCGGTTTGCGCCGAAGTCGGAAGGGTTTAAAATTTTTAAGCAAAATCTTTTCAAAACCCCTCAGTCAGCTTCGCTGACAGCTCCCCTATAGGGGCGCCCATGGAGGGGGGGTGCCATACACGGTTGCGGGTTACGTTTGGAAAGGAGTCGTAATTGAGCAACCGTGCACGACTTTATGATACTATGTTCGCATTGGTATCGGGAGGGCATAGATATCATCTTTGTTGGTCTGAAAAAACACGTCATAAAATATTTTCTGGTATGATGTTATATTTATTTCATTTGTTCAATCAAAATATCCAATTGTGAAAGGTGCTGAAATTGTATAGTTATCATTTCCATTGCACTCATAAGGAATAACAATTCTATATGTTCCGCTTATAAGATCAGAAAATTCAAACAAAGCCTCAACGCTCATCCCTAATTCAAACGTCCTGTCGGTATTTGGATTAATCACTGTTTCAACTTGTTTTTTTATTTTCTCATAACCGTTTGCATTATATGATGTATCTTTTTCGTTGATAATATACCAGTCGTTTCCTATCTGTTTCTCAACTTTGAAAAAAGAACAGGTTATTAAACTATTTTCACCGTTATGAACGGAAAATCCAAAGCTAAAATCACCGCACTGATACTTATTTTTGTTTAAGTTCACAACAACCGTCCTTGAACTTTTTGATAAAGCGTAGGGACTTTTTATCATATCCGCCGTCAACTTTTCTGAACCGTATTTTTCAATATACGTTTTATTATAAACTTGGAAACAGTAAAAATTTTTAATGATTCCATAATCAACAACTATATCGTACTCACATACTTCGTTTTCAAATAAATCAGAAAGGGTGTATAACTTGGTTTTCTTGTCGTAATTTATTTTCATTTTACCGTTGGGTTCATTTGCAGATAATTCATAAATGCGAATCGGTTTATGCGGCAATTTAAATTGAATTTTACTATTCGCATTAAGCGCAATTATGTTTGTATCCGATTTTAGCATATTTGCCGTTGCATCATATTCATCCTGCAAAGTATTATAAAAATACATTTTTTCAAAGTAGCATTCAAGATTCTTTGCTTCACCGATAAATTCAATTTTTTCTTTTGAATAACAATATTCTACTCCTATGATCAATATTAACACTATCACTAAAGACGAAATACAAATTAATACTTTCTTCATAGTCTACCTCCATTTAGAACAAATTCTGTGATCCTGAAACTACCCATCCGTAATATTTTTTTGCACCCCTAGACGAAATAATTCTATAATCCAAGGTTTCTAACGACCATAAAATATAAATTTTCTGATTTTTATTTTTATATTTTTTACAGATATCATATACAAACTTATATTTGGGCTTTCGTTTTGAAATTTGATCTGCCACAGATACAATAAAGCTATATAGTGAAGCTCCAATCGCAACTTTACTATATATGGTTTGTTCCTGTAAAGCATCAAGTGTCATATCCCAATTTGATTGACTAATTCCTAGTGCTCTTCTAATTGCACCATCAAATTTTGTGATAATATTTGAATTTTGCTTGGTATACCATAAAAGCCATGCATCTTTTGACATTACATATATTTTTGCTCTTTTTCTAAAAGGACTCGACGACACTGGGTGATAATTTAAAAATATAGTGGTGCGTTTTCCATCTATCACCTGACCATATCCTTTATACACATAATAATTACGATAAGTTGCACTGGGTTGTATTGTACTTCCATTGGGTTTATACGATGAAAACAATGTAATTTTTCTCATACCCTCAAACTTTCTTCTCATCTCGGGTATGTAATTACCTATTTTTCCATTTACAGCACCATAATTATACGTACCCCAAAGATCAATGCAGTTCACCGGATTATTTTCACAATAAGAAAACAAATTTATACTAAGTGGAGTGTCATCATATCCCAAATAATCCGTATCATCCGCATTTATAAATCTTCCTGTTTCGGGATCATAGTAACGGGAGCGGAGGTAATAGAGACCTGTTTCAAAGTCGTAGAAATAGCCACGGTATCCGACGTTAACTGCCGCCATAATCATAGCTTTCACAAATGCTGCTCCAAGCGATGATTCTTCAAAAATCGGCTTACCCCATGCGTCATACTCCATATTGATTTCGACATTGCTTTCAGGATCTAGCGGAACAATCGAAACAATATCGCCCTGCAGATTCTTAATGAAAGCGAAATATCCGTTTCCGTTATAATCCATTCCGTAAAGCTCGCCGCTGTCGTCATAGAGATATCTTATCGTAATGGATTCGTTATCACCCGGCCTTTCCATTCTGCCAGCAAGGAGTACGTCACCGTCCCAAATGTAGGTAAACGTGTAGACAAGCTCGTCGCCCTCATACACTCTTTTGACGGTTCTCATTCCGTCCGAGTTATACGAATACTCATAGTGGCGGTCGTCCTTGGTGTACGACGTCATAAGTCTGCCGTTCCATGTTACAGTTTCGCTCCTATATGATGTCGGGTTTCCGCTTGCGTCATAGGTTATCGTTTGTCCGTCATATGATGTCAGCTTATCAGACCAGTTACCGTCGCCGTAACCGTATACGATAGCCGTACCCTGAGTTGCGGTTGAAAGGTCGGAGCTTGTGACGTTTGTGTACGGTGTTTTGGAAACAATGTTTCCGTTCGCATCGTAAACATAGGTCATTGCCGTTTTTTCGGCGTAGTTATATTCCGCCTTGACCTGGCTTGCCTCGTCATAAACATACTGCTGGAACAGTACGCCCGACTTGCTGACGGTAAGGATATTTCCCCTGTTGTCGTAGGTATAGCCGTAATCGGATTTTACTGTGCCGTTGAGCGTGTTTTTAACTCGGCTGATCTTGTTTGTCGCCGTTGTTTCGGTATCGGCATAAGTATATTCCGTGCCGAAATTCGGAGCGATATCATCACCGTTTACAAATGTGAACTTTTTATCGGTTGTTCTGCCGAAGAAGTCACTGACGGATTCGCTATTGATTGTGTAATAGCCGTAAGTCGTCTTTTCGATTTTCTTCACAGAATCTGAATCGACAAGATATTCCTCGGTCGGAGTATGCTTTGTATATGCTCTGCCGAAGATCGTAACATTTTCCTCTCCGTCATCGTTCACCGAGTAGGAATATACCGTCTCACCGAGCACGGGCTGAGAATTTGCAACGGTAAACAGCCTCATCGCAGAAACTCTGCCGTCCTCATAAATTGAAGCAAGCATACTTGAATAGTCGTACGACGCAGTGAGGGCTTTGTCCTCGTTGTATGTATAGGTATATTTCTGACCTGTGCTGTACGAAATCTCCGAGATATTTCCGTCGTCATTGTAGGAATAGGAAATAACAGTTCCGTTGCCGTATGTTATTTTATTTTTCCTCTGTTTTGAATCGTAGCCGTAGGAAACGATCGACTGCTTATTCTCGGAGTCGGCGCTACCCGCAACCTTGATATTGGTTACGTTGCCAAAGGTATTGTACTCAAAGGTATATACAGAGCCGCTATGCGACATTGAGGTTATTCTGTCGCCCGAATAGGTGTATTCGGCAGACATTGTATTGCCCGAAGAAAGTCCGCTGACCGCCTGGGTAACCTTTTCAAGTGCGCCGACCGCATTATAGGTATACTGCATAAGATTACTGTCGGCACCCGTGAGCGAATAAGAATCGAGCAAGCCTGTATTCGCATTGTAATTGTAATAAACCGTGTTACCTGCGCCATCCGATGATGAAGCAAGGTAATTCCTGTTTTCGGTATAGGTATTCGACACATTCGTCATTACCTTACTGCCGTTTGCAACAGTATCGGTCAGCAAATCGCCGTTACTGTTTTTGGTTGTGTTCTTGCTTCTCTCCTGTCGGCAGCCGAAGCAATCGCAGTCAACATTATCCTTGAAGCAAGCGCAGTTGTAGTAAACTTCCGTTTCCTTTGAATCAACTGTTACGGTATGCGCCTGCATACACTGAGCGCAGGAACATCCACACTGCTCAAGGAGGTAGGTTGTTCCGTTGACCGTGACGGTCTGATCCTCATTGACCGACATCGTCTCAAGCGTTTCCTCTTCTTCCTCAATGCAGTAGCTCGAGGTCGATTTAACAAGCCGCAAATCGTCAAACATTGCGAAATGAACCTGATTATCAAGAATCACCGCAACCTTGGCATTTTCAACGGGTTCCTTGAGCTTGAAAGAAATAGCCGTGAACTGCCAGGCAGATCTGACATAAGGACTGAAATCGCTCTTGGCGATAATCTCACCGTTGCTGTCGAGAATCGCTACCGCAAAGTTTCTGCTCATATGCGTGTAGTTATGGATATAGCTTCCCGTAGAGGTATAAGCATCGTTTCTCGCCCAACCGGACAAGGTATAAACCTCGCCATCGGCATTGGCTTCAAGCGTCGGGAGACTGCGGTAAACTCTGTAATTTGTGTTTATCTTTGAACGGACATAGCACATACCCTCGCTGATATTGTCAAAATCGGAATCATAAAGCAGATCGGCTATTGTGCTCTTCCCGGCAGGCACCATTTCCCAGCCGTCAGCCGATGAAAAATCGCCGTTTGTGATGAGATTTGTAACATCATCCTCGTTTGTAGAATAAGAAGCGACATCACCATTACTGTTATATTCAGTATAGGAGAAATTTCCTCTGTTGTCAACACTGGATTTTTTCTTCATTTCACGGTCATACTGCTGAAGAACTACAAATGATGAATCATACTCAAGTCCGTTGTAACTGAACCTGCGCTGATTGACGGAATCATACTTTATATCTATTCCGTTGATCTTTTGTCCGTTGCTTGTGTATTTTCCTACTGAGCCGACTCTGCCCTTACGGTAATTTATCTTTATATATGAGCCGTCGACGTTAATTAACTTTTTTAATAAATTGTCGGAATTATACTCATAGCGAACCTCTTCGCCGTCGGGATAAGTGATCTTGGTAAGCTGTCTTGCTCCCGAAGCGGTAAGCGTATAATCGTAGTCAACGCCTACATTGACCGCACCATTCTTGGTATTAACGGATATTAATGCGCCGTCGCTTGACTTAACAACAAGTTTGTCGGCAAGAGGCTTCCCGTTTGCATCATAACCTGTCTGCCAATCGTATTTTCGACCCATACCGTCGGTAATTGCTGAAATTGTTGATGAACTCGGTCCCTTGAACGATATATTTGCTGTACCTTCGCCTTTTTTACTTGAGATTGCACACACTCTCTGAGCACCGTCAAGCGAATAGATATAGTCCGATGTTTCGATTTTCATTTCCGCATAATTTGTATGCTCGGTATCATCTTTCTTGACCCAAAGGCACTTATCAGTGTCACCGATTACCGATTTATAATATACATAGTCCTCAGCAAAGGATGAAGTGAAGTTTTCGGGGATAACACCGTATTCACTGTCGGAGGAAACAACTTCATAGAAATATGTTCTTTCTCCGCCGACATCTGCCAGCTTGAAAGCGTTTCTCTGCGCATTATCATAAGTCACAGTGCCGCAAGGGAACAATCTTCATAAAGTGGCTGTTTATCCAATATGCGCCCGTGTACAGACCTGTATCAACCGCAGAACCCCAGGGGTTATATATCGTCCCTGCTTCAACGGGCATAACATTACCGTTGAGACTCAAATCACTGCGCTCAACATAATATGTACCGCTGTACTTATTCAGATACAATGTTCCTGCACGACCTATATCAAAACTTTCCACATCATCGTCAGTAAAACGGTTCGGTTTTGCATAATCAATTTCAAACCAAGGTCTGTGCACCGTATAATTCAGTGAAGTCTCATTAAATATCTGAGTATTGCACGATGAATCTTTATACGGAGTGAAAACAATTCCATAATTTGTCTTTAAGCCCAATGACCACTTGTTAGCCAAGTCCGTTATATCCCAAGCATATCTTTGCGTCGATGCACCACCCCGAATAACATTAAAATCAAGAACTGCCGGAACTTTTGAAACCACCTCGGTTGTTGTTGCGTCCCACGGCTTGTTGATTTCGTGAACCGAGATAGTGTCATCATTACCTAAAGCTATACAGTTCAGCGAGACTTCGGCACCTGTAATAATATAGTTTGTGCCTAAGTTAGAGAGAAAATCGTCCGTCAATCTCATATAAAGTTCAGTGCTGTTTTCGGAATCCTTTTGGAGATAATAATATCTTGTTCTGGCATCTTCGGATGCACTGCACGTGCCGACCTGAGCAGTAACCATCTTCCTCTGCTGATTGACCTTGACGGTCGGATCAATTGTTACGGGATAAACGCGATCCTTTGATAAGAGCCATTCGCTGTTCGGCACATATTTCAATGTATATGTACTGTCGCTGTTTTCCGTAAGAGAAACGCTCACGTCATACGAGGTGTTATTTTCGGCATCGAACATATACGGCGCGCTGATAATAAACTTAACCTCGGAATTATCATAAACATTTAACGCTTCCGTCAGAATTAAGCGTCATTGACCCCGATGAGGATACGGTATACGAATATTCCTTTGCCGCAGTCGGCTTAGAATTTAAAATAATACTTTCTTTAAGAGCATCCGAATTCAATTCACATTTCAGATTTGTATTGTCCGCTATATTCTTATATTCAACAGCCGAGCCTGTATTTATCGACTGCAAAAGTTCCGGAGTTCCCTCACCCGCTGAATTATCTATAACGGCAGCGGATGTATCGATATTGTTCATTGAAAAAGACAATGTGCTGTCTCCGTCGGCAACGGAAACAGTACTGTTTGAATCGAACGAAGTCGGAAAATCAACCAAAAAGCTGTTTTCCTTGTTCGTAATCTTATTATTTGTCCTGACAAGAGTATTGTCGATTTCCTTCCACTCGCCATTATCATCATAATGAATCGGCTCAGAAGTAATGACCGCCGTGTAGGAACCGTCTCTTCTCTCAAAGACCTTTGTGTTTTCGTCTCGTTTGTCAGTCACTTCACCGACAATCGGTGATTTTTCTTTTTTATCAGACTCAATCTCAACCGTTTTCATAAGCTGAGTTTCGTTATACTCCTCCGCAAAAACCGTCATCGGAAGAATTCCGACAATCATTATAACTGTCAGAATAACCGCAATCACTTTCATAAAAATACTGTAATTTTTCATATTAACCTCCCCTTAAATACATCCTCAATAATCTTAAAACATATAATAGCTCAAAAATTAAATGTCTATATCATCTTAAGTTTTCCTTTAAAGTAATTAAAAGATATCATACCATTCAAATCATTCTAAAAAAACACCACTATCACCTCCCAATTCTCTAATTTAAATATACCTTATATGATATGTTTTGTCAACATATATTTACAATAAAAGTATTTACAATAATGTCATTTTGGTTTATTATATATACAAAATAAAAACGGAGTTGGTATGATTGAGTAAAAATCAAGAAAACTTCAAAAGAGGATGTACCGAAATACTTGTACTCTATCTGTTAACCAAAGAAGATCTTTACGGTTATCAGATTACACAGCTGTTCAAAGAGAAGAGCAACGGCCGTTTCACCATGCTTGAAGGCACGCTATATCTTATCCTCTATAAATTGGTAGAAGCAGGTTATTTGTCAACTTATTCAAAAACAGTCGGCATTAAGAGAACTCGTAAATATTATCACCTTGAGCCCTCCGGTCAGGAATACTTAAACCGAATTTTAAATGAGTACGACGAAATAACCAAAGGCATTGCCATGATACTCGACAGGGAGGTTCAGAATTATGAGCAGGATTAACAAAGAAGTTGATGAGTACATTGCAGAAATAAAGAAGAATTTAATTTGTTCCTCATCTCAAAAAAATACAATCATAAACGATTTACGAAACAGCATTGTTAACTTCGTCGAAGAAAATGATATTGATGATATCAATAAGGTGTATGCCCAATTCGGAACTCCTGAGGAAATAGCGAATCAGTCAATTTCCGATACAGAACCGCAAAAAATCAAAAAGAATTATAAACATCACAGAGTTATCATTGTCGGTGTTGTTGTCGCAGTTTTGATTATTGCAATTGTAATAATATGGGCAGCTCTTGACGGACATAAAGCAGTTGATGGGCATTATGTTGATTCGTTAGAATCAATTGAAGCGACGGTTATAAATTCAAGCACTCAAAATATCAATTAAGGAGTAAAAAAATGAAAAAAATAATTTCAATTGTTTTATTAGTTCTTATGTTTGTTATTACACTAGGAACCTATGCATCGGCTGTATCAGAAGCCAACGAGGCAACATACACTACATATTTTGAAGATGGTTCATATATTATTACAACCATTTCCGAAGAGTCATTTGTTACACGTGCAGCTTCAACAAAATCAGGAAAAAAGACAACCACATTTTATAATTCGGATAATGTTGCACAGTGGTCCGCAACATTATCGGGCACTTTTACTTATAACGGAAGCTCCGCAACATGTACCGCTTCAAGTATAACACATAAGATATATTCCTCTAATTGGAAAATAACTTCCGCAAGTGCAACAAAAAGCGGCAATAAAGCAACCGGTAACGTTACAGCAAAAAGATATTTAGTCGGCATCCCCGTTCAGACCAATAACAGAACAATTACATTAACATGTAGTGCATCCGGAGTTTTATCATAAATTTATCTATAAGAACTGTCGCCTCGAGAAAAACTAACCAATATAAATAATGACTATTTAAAAATAACCCCGTTGAGATTGCAATTTATTGCTTTCCCGACGGGGTTGTTCACTTAAGAAAATAACAACGTCTTTATTTTCAAAATATATTTTTATAACATACAAATCGCTGTGATAACACCTTCTCCCGCACGATTACCCCATCTTTCAAACGATTACTGCTTCTTACGCACGATTACAAATGCAATGTATAATCTAACAAAGAATAAAGTCCTCGATAGAGTAAATATCTATTGAGGACTTTAAGTTGCTAATCGTGTGAAAGCTGTCAGAAATGCCCATATATTGAGCAAGGCGGCTTGTGTAAATGTTTACCAGATAAACCAAAGGATGAGATTGATATAATTCCAAACTGTTGCCCGCAGAAATTCAAACAAGATCTGCTTTTTGAGTTTCGGGACGCTCCTGCTCTGGCTTATCTTCCTTAACTTCAACACTCTGGTCAATCAGGTTGAGATATTCGTTGTATTCCAAATATGTTTCGAGTAGCTCTTCTGTAGTTTTTTCTAGTCTACGCTTGAAAGGAGGACGACACCTGCTTGATTGGGCAAGTCAACATCTATTTAATCATTCTTTCAGTCGTGGATGCAATATCCTCGTCCGCAAAACTCTTTGCCATTATTCTTATGGTTCATTTCTTAACAATTATACTCTTATTTTCTCGGGAATCCATCCAATATTGTTTGCATCGCGAATTCGGGGTTATCCCTTAATGTTACAAGGAAATTATAGACACCTACACCATTCATAAACGGAGCAATCTCGCTTATCTCAAGCGCATTATATCCATTTATACTAATACCATCTTTCGGAAACTCGTTGGAATCAATCCAAATTTCAAACTCTTCCTTTATATCTGTATATTTTGTCAGCTTCTCATAGTTGCGCTTTGCGGCTCGGTCTGTTTGATGAAGCGTTTCGGTTAAATATTCAAAAATTCTATCCATAATTCAAACCTCCTGTTTATTAATATGAAGAAAGTCTATCTTTAATTTGCTGTGCGAAAGCTCTTGCCTCTGATTCCAAAAGCTGTGACTGATAGCCTTCAAAATCCTCGTTATAAGAGATATAGTCATTGAAGTTTTCGGCATACATAGCATCCAGCTTCGTCTTAGGATTAGACGCTCTTTGATACTGCAAAGCATGCCACAACTCGTGCGCAACGGTGTCTGCCGCCTCGTCATTTTGATATAACATATGCTCATTTATTGACAGGGTATTTGTCAAGCGGTTAAATCCACCGTAGTCGCCTTCTTTATCGTTATTATAGAATTCAATCCTCGGCGGGTTTTCAAGACCTGTAACATCAACGATATATTGTGCAAGGTCTGTTACTTTCTCTTTTTGTTCGTCAATATCTAACTTTTCCCAATTTTCTTTTGTAAAATTTTTAAGATTGGAATCAAGACGTTCAACATCTTCCATGCAGTCTACACCCTGAAAATCATAGTTTTCCAACCCCGTGTAAACAGATTTCAAATCCTCCTCTGTTAATTCTCCGTCAAATACTTCTGCTGTTTCCCCATTTTCTTCCTGAGAATCCGGCGGTCGTGTGATAATGTCTCTGCCATCATATGTAAGGGCTTTCACTCTTTGTCCATACTCGGGAGTTTCATTTTCCGCCTCTCTGATTTCATCAAGCAAATATTGCGTCATAGCTTCTTTTTGCTCATCAGTCAATGAATCGTCATTCATTATATTGTCGATAATGTCATAATTGCCATTTTCGTGCTGATGCTCCCAATCAACGAACGTTGCAAGTTCCTCATCGGTCATTTGCGGCAATTCCGAGGTCACGGTTTCGTTTTGATTTTCAAGACCATTCTCATCAACATACGTTAAATCTTCCAGTGATGTATTATTAACCGCGTCATCCCTTACATTCTGTTCCAAGTCGTCACTATTAAACTCGTTCATTTTTTGTCCATCCTCTTTTGTATCTTCTGTAATATCAGCTTGATTGTCATTCAGATTTTCAACATTAACATTTTCAAAAGATTCATCACTTAGATTACCGATTTCCGACGCCAGTTCATCTATGCCTTCAACTTCATCAAATATATCTTCCATCTTTTCATCATAAAAACTGTCTCCGTAATCTAAATTTTCAGTATTTTCACCGGAATTAAGGTCAATATCGTCAGCATCTGTTTCTCCTATTTCGGTTGGCATAGCAGACTCTGCTTCAATATCGCTATAATTTCCGAACTCAATTTCTGTTTCGTCTAAATTATTGTCTTCAACTGACAAATTGTCGATCTCACCCATTTCAATATTTTCTGCTTCAGCCGATTCAGCATCTAAATCATTCAAAAAAGTCGGGGTAACGTCAAATTCACTGTCCAACACATCGTCCCGTTCATCTTTGGCATCAAAATCAAGGGTTTCGATTTCATCAATAGATTCCGAGTCTATGTCAAAATCATTGTCCGATATATCAACCAAATCATCTGAAGTCGAAACATCCTCGGCTTCAAAATCAAGAGTTTCGATCTCATCAACAGAACCTGAGTCTATGTCAAAATCATTGTCCGATATATCAACCAGATCATCTGAAGTCGAAACATCCTCGGCTTCAAAATCAAGAGTTTCGATCTCATCAACAGAACCTGAGTCTATATCAAAATCATTATCCGATATATCAACCAATTCATCTGAAGTCGAAACATCCTCGGCTTCAAAATCGAGAGTTTCAAATTCATCAACTGAACCTGAGTCTATATCAAAATCATTATCCGATATATCAACCAGATCATCTGAAGTCGAAACATCCTCGGCTTCAAAATCAAGAGTTTCGATCTCATCAACAGAACCTGAGTCTATATCAAAATTATTATCCGACACATCATCAACAAAAGTATCCGAATCAGAGTTGTCAGAGTCCATATCAAGTTCCATCTCGTCGCACATATGTGGCACCTCTCAAATTTTTATTTGTTATCGTATTAGTAGTCTTTAGGCTTGCCGCATTTTTTGCATTTAAGAGAGAATATTCCCTTAAATTTACCGCCGCAATATGGACACAAGCCGTCTGCTTTTCGCTGAGCTTTTTCTTCTTGAGATTTAGCAAGATTCAGTGCTTTCAGCGTTGTTTTATATACTACATCAGAAAAGGCATCTTCATATTTATATAACTTATCTTCTGAGATTCTAACTAAACCAAGATTGTCGCATCTACCAAATGCGCACTTGCCTATACTTGTAATGCCATTGGGCAATTCTATGCTTTGCAAGCTAGTACAACCATAAAATGCCCACTTGCCTATACTTGTAATATTATCAGGCAGATCAATACTTCGCAAGTTAGTACAACCATTAAATGCGCTCTCGCCTATACTTGTAATATTATTGGGCAATTCTATGCTTTGTAATCCAGTACAACCATAAAACGCATAATCGTCTATCGCTGTAATATTATTGGGTAATTTAACGCTTTGCAAGCTAGTACAACCATAAAATGCGCTCTCGCCTATACTTGTAATACTATTGGGCAGTTCAATACTTTGCAAATTGGTACAACCTCTAAATGCCCAGTCTATACTTGTAATGCCATTGGGCAATTCTATGCTTTGCAATCCAGTACAGCCTCTAAATGCACTATCTATACTTGTAATGCTTTCAGGAAGTTTAACGCTTTGTAAGCTAGTACAATCTTCAAATGCCCACTTGCCTATACTTGTAATATTATCAGGCAGATTAATACTTTGCAAACCGGTACAACCAGAAAATGCAGAATCATCTATACTTGTAATACTATCAGGCAGTTCTATACTTTGCAAGCCAGAACAACCCTTAAATGCTACCTTACCTATACTGGTTAGACCATCTTGAATAGTCACATTTGTTAAATCAGAACACAGGCAAAACGCACAATTTCCAATTTTTTTAATTCCATTATGCAAAACAATATCTTTTATCGGCATATTTTCAAAGCAATGGTCTCCGATAGCCTTTACATTCTGCGGCACAACAACGCAATCGTCTTCTCCGTGATACTCCTTCAGAACGCCTGCTTCAATAACGAAATCCTTGTTCTGATCCTCATAAACATTTACAACCGCTCCGTCGCCGTACTGATGGGTTGTGTTATATGTGTTGTATGTATTGTAGTTATTTATTGCCTCCTGAACTATAAAGGCTTCTCCGCAGAACTGACACACAGCAGCCTTCTTGCTACTATCAACTGCAAGTATTCCTCCACATTCAGGACATTTCGCCTGTACAAACGGCATAATTCATTCTCCCCTTTTAATTTTTGAAATTTCTATTATCTTTTTTCTAAATTAATAGTCTTTAGGCTTACCGCATTTTTTACATTTATGGGAGAAAATTCCTTTAAATTCGCCACCACAATATGGGCACAAGCCGTCTGCTTTTCGTTGTGCCTCAATTTCTTTTTGTAACGCTTCGTGCTTTTGAATTTTAGCAAGATTAATCGCCTTCATTGTTGTTTTATATGCTTCATCAGGAAAAGAATCCCGAAATTTAGATAATAGAGTTTCAGAAACTCTAATTTTGGAAAGTTTGTAACAACCCCTAAATGCAAAAGCACCTATGTTAGTTACACTTTCGGGAATTGTTATACTTTTCAAACTGCTACAATTATCAAACGCATAATTTTCTATACTTGTTATGCCATCAGGAAGATCAATACTTTGCAAGTCAATCCAACCGCTAAATGCTGGATATTTTATTTCTTTGATACTATTAGACAATTTAACGTTCTGCAAACTATTACAATCGAAAAAGGCCCACTTATCTACCCCTGTAATATTACTGGGTAATTTAACGCTTTGCAAGCCAGTACAACCAGAAAAAGCATACTTGTCTATCCTAGTAATACTATCAGGCAGATCAATACTTCGCAAGCCAGTACAACCACTAAATGCTCCCTCGCATATACTTGTAATACCATCGGGCAGTTCTATGCTTTGTAAGCTAGTACAACCACTAAATGCTCCCTCACATATACTTGTAATACCATCGGGCAGTTCTATGCTTTGTAAGCTAGTACAACCATAAAATGCATACTCGTCTATCCCTGTAATGTTATTGGGTAATTTAACGCTTTGCAAGCTAGTACAACCGCTAAATGCACTCTTGTCTATACTTGTAATACTATTGGGCAGTTCTATGCTTTGTAAGCCAGTACAATCCTGAAATGCCCCGTTTATACTTGTAATACTGTTGGGCAGTTCTATGCTTTGTAAGCC